AACAGGATCTGCTGCGGCGGGTTCGGGCCATTGCCCTCCCACACCGAGCCGATCTCGTTCGTCATGTTCGCCTTCTTCATCTGCGCCGCGCGGTCGACGTACAGGTGCCCGGCGTGAAACAGCTTCTGGGCGCGCTCCTTGCGGTACGTGTTCGCGTTGATGCGCGTCTGCAGCGGGCGCATCTGCGTCATGAGCGACAAGCCCCAGCCCGTTGTGAAACGCTCCTCGATCGCGAAGAATACGAACGGGTGGTACGGCTTTTCGTACTCCTCGGCCGCCATGACGCCCTCGGCCACGTCCAGGCTGATGACGTGCCAGCCATCCTTCGTCTTCGCGTTCGTCGGCAGGTGCCAGCACTCGAAGACCTCGATGTGGTCGGCGGGCGCGCCGCCGGCCTCGACCGTGGGCGCGTTGCCGATGGCGGCGTCGAGCTTGTCCTCGTCGCCCCCGAACATGGCCCGCACCCGGTCGCGGGGCATCGGGCGGCGCCGGTACAGCGTGCGCGGCTCACCATCGATCAGGCCGTCCAGGGGGTCGATCGCGAACTCGGTCGCCAGCGCGCGCTCGCAGGCCACGCGTTCGTCGTCGCGGTAGAAGTGCAGCACGCCGACGCCCGACTCGAGCACGGCCGCGTCCTTGAACGCCCGCTGCTTCTTCTCGTGCAGCCCGAGCTCGTGCACCAGGCCGTCCGTGAACGTCTGCATCTCGCGCCCGCGCCGCCGCTGGCGATAGTTGCCGTCGACGACCACGAACCGCGCCCGCTGGTCGGTGCTGGCGATCTGGGCCGACAGCGTGTCGATCGCCGCCTTGGCCTTGTTGTTGACGCTCTGCTCGGGCGGCGGCAGCGCCATCGTGTTCGCTTCCTGGTAGTACTTCCCGGCGAACGTGTAGAGCGTGATGACGGGGTTGTTCTCGTACAGCCGAATGTTGAAGATGTCCCGATCGCGGCGGTAGGCCTCCTGCGGCAGATCGCAAATGATCTTCTGCGCCTTCAGCGCCCGGTCACCGCGCTCCTGGGGCTCGATGCCGTCGGCCCAGAAGCAGCAATCCAGCTTTGCGTTCGCCTCGGGGACCATCAGGTCGCCTTGGGCGCGCCGGGCCAGTTGGCCCTCACGAACTGATCGATGTCGTCAGGGTCCTTGGCGAGATCGGGCATGCCCTCGTCGAGGTTCGCGAGCTCGCCGGCGGGCGCGGCCAATGCGGGCGGGGCTGGCGGCCCGAACTCCAGGTCCAGCTCGGGCGCGTCGCCGTTCGGCACGACTAGCTTGCCGTTGTAGAGCTCAACGAACGGCCCGCGGTACTTGCGCACGCCCTTGGCGATCAGCAGGTCCAGGAAGGCTTCGAATCCCACGCCTTACTGCGATTGGTGACCCTACGCGGCGGCCTCATTTCGTAACAAGTGTTCCGAAACTCACATCGCGTCGTCGAACAGGTCAGCGTTCAGGTCCTCGGTGAACTCGCCCGGGTCATGGTCGGGGTTCTTGTTCTGCGACCACCGCCGGTTGCGCTCGGCCTTCTCGGCTGCCTCGCGCCGCTCGCGCCGGTGCTGCTCGTCGGGCGTCTCTTCCTTGGGCGCGTCGGGCAGCAGGTTGGCGAGCTCCACCGCGGCGTACCTGGCCATGGGCACGATGTCGCTGTGCCCCGTCTCGAGGATCTTCCCGTTCACGATGCCGCCCTCCCATTCGCTGTTGCGGACCTCGGCGTAGAGCGCGCTCGAGCGGGCGCACTTGAGCCCGCCGCCCTTCGCCCTGGCGTTGAACGCCTTCACCTGCAGGTTCACCGGGGGCTTCGTCACGGCCCTGATGGGCACGCCCGGGAACAGCTTCTGCAGCGTCATGATGACCTTGAGCCCGAGCCCGCCGCCGTCGAAGGCGATCAGGATGGGGTTGAACTCGGCGATGAGCCCGCGCAGCTCGTCGGCTAACGCCAGCGTGTCCTGGCCGCGCTTCACGACTTCCCGCACGAGGTACATCGTCGGGTCGCCGTCGCGCCAGCCCCACAGGCCCACGGCGTCCGCGTCTCGCACGCCGATGTCGCCGATGAGCGCGAACGTGGTCAGCCTGGGCAGCAGGTCCCAGGCGTTGCCGTCGTCGTCGAAGTGGTAGACGCGGCGGGCCAGGTCCACGACCCAGCGGGCCAGGATCTCGCGCTGGTACCAGGCGCTTTCCTTGCTCTGGCCTTCCTCGGCCAGCATCTCGTCGACGACGGCCTCGATCTGCTCGCGCGTGCCCAGCTTCGTGTTGTCGTACACGGTGCCGTTGACCACCGTCGCCCCGGCGCGCGTCATGTAGTCCCAGAACGTCCCGACCTTGCCGAGCGGGTTCGGCGTGCCCATCAGCCACAGCTGCGCCTCGCGGCCCTTCGCGCGCTGGTCGATGAACATCGCCTTCAGCACGTCGAGCAGCAGGTACCGCAGCACCTCGGCCTTGTAGCGCTGCGACTCGTCGACGCACACGAAGGCCACGTTGGAAAGGCCGCGGGCCTTGTCGGCCGCCTCGATGCTGTCCACGGGCATCAGCACGATCTGCGAGCCGTTGGGCAGCGTCATGCTCCACCCCTCGATGCCCTTCAGCGGCACCGCGCCCAGTCCGTGAACGCGGGACATCTCGCGCAGCGTGCGCCAGAAGATGCGGCTGATGCTGCCCTGCGTGGCGCCGATCAGGCAGCACGTCACGCCTGGCGTCGCCATCGCCACCTGGTAGGCCTTGAAGCACGCGGCCACCGACTTGCCCCAGCGGCGGCCGGCGCAGATGACGACGGTCAGCGCGGTCAGCAACACGGCCGCGGCCTGGCCGGCGTGCAACACGAGCTCGGCGGTGAACGTCGAGGGTTTCGCCACAGCAGCGGCCTGGGCCGCGTCGACCTCGGCGAGGGCCTGCAAACGCCACCTTTCGCGCTCGGTCAGCCTGTCCAGGCGCACGAGGGGCTTCACGGTGCCTCGCGCCCGCGTCTGATCTGCTCTCTACTTCTGCCGTCCGATTTCGGCTTGGTGGTCATCAGCACAGCCCCCTTCTGCACACCGGTCGTTGTCCCCTCGCCGGCGCTTCTTCGGGTGCCGTCACAACTTACTTCGTTGGGTCCCCCGTGCCGGCTCTTCTTTCGGCGGTACTCGCCTGGTCAACCCCACGGTCGAACCCGGCGCTTCCTGCTGAACCTGGTGGCGTTGTCGGCGTGGCAGCGACCGTGATCGCCCCCGCCGCGCGCGCCTCGCGTGCCTGCTCGACCAGCTGGCCGATGCGCTTGTCGACCTCGCGCTCGATCTCCTCATGCGACTTGTCGCTGAACAGCCCGACGTGCCTGCCGGCCGTCTTCAGCGGCCCCGGCTTGTCCCACAGCCGCAGCTCGACCTCGCGGGTCACGTTGCCCTTCGGGTCCGTCGTCACGCGCCGCTTGATGCTCGACACGGCCCTGATCGCGCCCTTCGGCGCGTCGGCCTTCACCTGCACGTTGCCGTCGTCGTCGACCTCGTAGTGGTCGACGTTCGAGAAGGCGAGCAGCGCCAGCTCGTTCAGCACTTGGTCCTGCGTGAAGTGCGTCCGAACCTGCAGCATCTGCTCGCCTTCCCTGATGGCCAGGGCGATCTCTGCATTCCCCAACAGTCGCGGCCCCTGCTGCTCGGCGGTCTTCACCGAGTAGCCCGCCGTTATGGCCGACTGCGTCGCATTTCGGCTCACGACGTAGGCGGCCACGAAGGCGCGTTGCCGGGCGTTGAGGCCCTTCCCCATGCTGCTACTCCTCGCCTCCCACGACCCGCTCCGCCTGCGCGATCTTCCACCACGGGATCGTGATCACCGTGACCGTCTCGACGCGGTCGCTGGGGTCCGTGCTCGACCACGTATCGAACTCGACGTCCAGGCCCGCGTTCGTTGGGCGCGCCATGACGTCGCTGAGGATGTCGTGGCGGTCCTTCCCGTTGCGGGGCCGGTCGACGCGCAACGTCTCGTTCTTCTTCAGCCGGATCCGCGCGTAGCGGCGCGCGCCGGCCTTCTCGGTCACCGGCACGGGGCCGCCTTCGTTCTTCGCCATGTGGTCTCCTCGGGGTAAGAGCTTCAGCAGCTCGGGTTCATCGGACGCGAGCTCGAGCAGGCGTCCCAGGTCACAGCACTTGACGGCCAGCTTCGCGAAGCGGGCGAGCAGGCCAGGCCGGATTGGCGTCGGCGCCGCTGGTGTCTCGCGGCCTGCCTTCTTCCAGGGGTTCTCGGTCGGCGGCGGCGGCGCCTTGGCCTTGACCCGCATGATCGCGTTGGCCACAGCCCGGATAGCTTCAGCCGCTCGCAGATTTGAGCGATCGGCATCCCCTCGGCGTAGAGCTCCCAGACGCGGCGCTGATGGTCGTACCTGCCCGAGTAGGTGCGGTTTCGCTTCGGGCGGAAGTTGGTGCGCGCCAGCACGTCGCGGGCCCACTCGGTCCAGGCGTCGGCGGCCTCGGCGCCCACGGGGTCGAAGGCGATCACCTCGGGGCCGTTGACGGGCGCGAGGCCTTCGGAGGCCAGGACGGCTTCGAAGTCGGAGATTGCGACGGCGGTCACGCTGCCCCCTTCGGCCCGATCAGGCTCGTCACCCACGCGTCGTCATCGGGCACGCGCCGGTCGCAGTCCACAACCAACTCGACGCCGTGGACGACGATCCGCAGCGCCTGCTGCTTGCCGTCGAACGTGCGCGGGTGCAGCCCATCCCGGGCCAGCAGCGCCCGGTACGCGGGCACCCCGACCAAGGCGCGCGCGGGCGTTTTCGCGTTGTCGAGCGCGATCTGGACTGAATGGGCGATGCACTCTTCGGCTTGGGTCGCCGTCACGCCGCCGTGCACGACTGGCCATACCGTCTCGAAACCGTCGCCCTCGATCATCGGCGCCCCCTCTCGATGACCATCGTCGGCTTCGTCGCGACGGTCAGCAGCTCGCGGATCGTCGGGCGCCGGTACTCGAACCAGTTGCGATCGCCGAGCGGACGGCGGCACGGCCCCATCTCGGCGAACATGCGCAGGCCGCGCTCGCCTACCCACCCCGCCGCTGGCTCAATGCCGCAGCGCTCGCAACTGATGCCGTCCAGGGTAACCCGCAGTTGATGGCCGAGTTTGTCGGACAGTGCTCGCAACGCCGCGCCCCACTGCTCGCCAG